GGTCGCCGAGACGGAAATCTGAGTCCATGCGGCCGACGCCGACCCGGCGAGTGTGGCAATGCTTCCGTACGTGTAGTTACCGCTTGCGTTCGGCGTAGGGCCGTACCACGCGATATACGCCTTCAGTTTTACCGTCGTGCTCGGTGTGATGTTCCGAACCTGAACCTGAACGCTATACGTTCCGCCCGGCTTCACGGCCGGATAGGACGTATAGAACAGACGCTTACCGGTCGACGTGGTCGGGGCGTCGAACTGAAATGCGTTCGTGCCCTGAAATGCGACGGACGGGTTCACGACGAGACCGTTACCCGTGTCGGTAAGCATGTTGCTACTAGCGGGCAGAGTGCCGGTTGAGACGCCCTCGCCCCCGGTCGCCTGAAACGCGCTCAGTAGGTTCGCACTCGGAGGCCACATAGCGCGCTTACGCCACGGCTGATAGGGCAGGATGCGACCGCCGAACGGACCAGCGGCGTTCGTCGGGTCGAGCGAGCCGTCGCGGCTGTCGAGGGTCGCGGAGTACTCCCCCGCCTGAGGCTGGTCTAGTTCGTATTGCTTGCCCCGTCGCATGTTCGTTGAGCCGAGAAGGCGCGAAGCCATGTTGGCCACCCGTCCGGCAGGCATGGCACCCCCGGCCGCATTCCATGTAGGTGCCCAACCTTCTTCAATGACTGGCCAGTTGGGATTAAGTGCCATGACCCCTCCACGGGGGCGAGCACCTACTCACGTGAGTAGGTGACCCGCCCCGCTCGACTACCGCTTGAATTGCTGCCAGGTGAACGAATTACGTGCGCCTAGCTTCAGCATCTCTTCATGGAACATGTCTCGAAGCTCGCGCTTCGAGTGCACCGACCCGTGAACCTCGACGTGCACGTGTGTCGTGTGGTGATGCACGGCGTGATGCTTCTTGGCAGGGTGATGTACGGCGGCGTGATGCTTCTTCGCCGCATGGTGCGCCGTGTGGTGAACCTTTATGCCTAGGGCGTGCGCGATCGCGTCGCGCATGCTGTCGGCGATGCTCATCATCTGTCGGCGGATGGCGGCATCCTGCTTCTTCAGACCGTCGACGACGCCCTTCGCAGCGTGGATTCCCGCGCCGTACATGCTGTCGGCGACCGACTTTCCGGTCGTGTTCGCCGTATTGACTAGCGAGCCCTGTGTTTGGTTTAGCTGCGATATCTGGCTCGACGTCGCATTGATGAGAGCGTTAGCCGTGTCGCCGCCACCGTCGACGCCCGCCTGAGCGATTTGGTCGAGTAGGTCGCCGCGAAGACCCATCTTCCGAAGCCGGTCGATGTTCGCGGCGAATTGCTTCGCCTTCATCACCTGAGCCTGCATGTTCGCGAGGACGTCGCCCGCACCGATCGGTGCGCCGTTCTCACCCTGCATGACGACAGAAGCACCCTGCATGATGCCCGACGCGACGTTGTTCTTCTCGTCGGTCCAAGACTTCTGAAGGTCCTTCAGGTGGGCACTCGCCGACTTCAGGCGACCGGCGATCTTCTCGCGGTTCTTCGCGAGTTGCTCCAGTGCCTTACCGTCTCGGCGTACTGCCTTCTCGACGGCCGTCGCTGCCTTCGTATGCATCTTCGACAGAAGAGACATTGTCTTCTTCAGCGCGTTCTCAAGTTGGCTATGCGTGCCGAGTAGACCATTCACGAGACCCTGAATGATCCAGACGCCGAGTTGATGGAAGACCCTCGACGGCGACTTAATTCCGAACATGCTCTTAAACCCGGTTAGCGCGCTGTGACCAATGCCGCTAAGGGTGTCGCCAACTAGGTGCCCGAAGGCCTTAATGCCGTTGATCAGGCCATCAATCAGCGCCTTTCCGGCGTCGTACAGAAGCGTCCCGAAGTCGCCGACCAGCCCCTTCAGGAACCGAACCATGTCGGTGAATGCCTGGCTGACTAGCTTCTTCAGGTCCTGCCAAGCCTTACCCCAATGACCCGTGATGATATCGAGGATTACGGCGATGATGTTCAGCGTGTAGTGCATGCCTAGCGTGATGGCATTCTTTATCGCGTCCCAGACCAGCATTACGGAGTCTTTGATCACAGCCCAGATATCTGACCAGGTCTGAGCGAGGATCTTCAGCCCCGTCTTTATCAGGTCCCAAGCCTGCTTTGCCCAAATCTGTATGAGCTGCCAAGCTAGCTTCCACGCCCCGGCGAGTTCCTGAGTGTGACCCTTCCACCATGACGTCAGGTCCTTAAATCGAGCCTTCAGCCACTTCAGAACGTTGTTGTCGAACCATTTCACGACGGCGTGAATCATCTTCACGCCCCATGCCCAGACGACATGCCATGCCGCTATTGCCGCGCGCCATGTGGCGACGAAGGCATGTGCAACGGCGGGAATGTTCTTCTGTATCCAGGACCAGACCTGTCGCCAGTGCATGATGAGCACGACCAGGGCGGCGACTAGAGCCATGATGCCGACGACAATCCACGTAACCGGGTTCGCCAGAATCGCAGCCGTGAACGACCATGCGGCGACCGCAGCGGCGGCGAGACCGACGGCGAGTACGCCGCCAATGACCCCGGCAAGGGCATACGCGGCCGTCTTGTGCTTCGTAAGCCACGTGACGCCCGTCGCTAGCCACCCGACCATTTTCGTCGCGTACGGGAGTAGGACGTTACCGATCGAGATTCCGATGGCTTCCGTCGAGCCCTTGAATTCAGCCATTCGCTGATTGAAGGTCTTCTGAACGTCCGCCCAGCCCTCGACGCTCTTACCGCCATCCTTCACGTGCTTCGCGATTCCGGCGACGTTGCCTTGAAAGATCTTCGCGTGAGAGCCGGTTAGCTGTAGGGCACCCATCATCGACTTAGTGCCGCCGACCATTGAGGCGAGCGCGCCGATATAGGTCTTCTGATCCGGGCTCAGGTTCGCGAGTGCCTTCTGAAACTCGGTCGTGTTCTTCGACGCCTTCTTAAGCGTGTCGATCATCACGGCACCGTGCTTCGTGTGCTTCGCGATAGCGTCAGTCAACATGTCGAGGGTCGACGCGAGACCCTTCTTCCCGAGATTCTGCGAGACCTTGAAAGAGTCGAGACCGAGACCGCGCATAGCCTGAGCAGCCTTACCGGTCGGGTTCGACAGGTTTCCGATCGTCTGCCGAAGGTAGGTCGCGGCGACGTCGGCCGACGTTCCCTGACTGGTCATGGTCGCCATAGCGCCGAGAACTTCATTTAGCCCGACACCGGCCGCCGCAGACACGGGAAGGATTTTCGACATAGAGCCCGCTAGGGCTTCCATGTTGGTTTTGCCCTCAGCCTCAGTACCGACTAGAGCGTTCATCACGTCGGTCGTGTTCTGAGTGTTCTTCGCAGCGTCCGACGACTGAAGGTTGTACGCGTTCATAGCCGTCGTGACAGCGTCGGTCACCGTAGCTAGATCGGCCGCGCCGACCTTTGCACCCATGGCGGATACGCGAAGGACGTCGAGTGCGTTCCTTCCGTGGAATCCGGCCGACTCGACCATGTAGAGACCTGACGTCAGGTCCTTAGTCGACTCGCCGACCTGACCGGCCATGGTGAGAACGCCACGGCTAACCGTGTCCATGTTCTTTGCAAGCTCGCCCGCACCCGTGCGCACACGGGTCATCTGAGTTTGAAAATCGGCCGCCATGTGAACCGTTTTGACGGCCGCAGCAGCAGCAGCGACGCCGACGCCGAGTAGCGCCGCCTTACCGACGGCACCAAGCTTCGCCATCGAGCCGCCGCCTTCGCGCTCGACCGTCTTCAGCTCGGTACGCACGCCACGCGAAGTGGCCATAAAACCAGTCGAGTTGCCTAGGAACTCGATAAAGACCGGGGGCAGCGATCCCACGATTAACCCTTCCTAGCCACCTACTCACGTGAGTAGGTGGCCGAGTTAGAAGACTTTGGTCGCCGCGCCCCAATGCTTCTCCCATATGGCGGGCATTTTCGGTTCAGCGTTACGAACGCCCGGCTTGAAATACGGGAACTTCGCTTCCTGCTGTGCCTTGTAGAGGTTCTGGACGTTCCCCGCACCACCGGCGAAGACAGCCGTCGACATGGCATGGAATCGGACCCGGGGGCGTCGACTCGCCTTAATTGAGTCGTAGAGATGACCCGTGAAGTAACCCGGGCCACCCGTGCGCGGGGAATGTTCCGGCCCGGCGACGGTCACGGCTTCGCCGGTACGGTCAGACGGTCCGCGATGATTCCAGCGCGGTGCACCCTTCATCTGTCGACGAATCGAGCGCTTCGTGACCCGCCCAACTTCCTGAAGGGCCTTGCGAGTTGCTAGGTCAACGCCCTTATCCATCGTGAGTAGGGACTCAGCCGTACGCCGGTTCCCATGCACGACGGCGCTAATGAAGTCACCCGGCATTCTTCTTCGCCTCCCGCTCTTCGAGCGTCTTACGCACCTTCTCGACCGTGTTGTCGACGGCGAGCAACCAGTCGAGTTCGACGGCCGATTCGTCGTCGAGTTCGGACGGGCGACAGTGCAGCAGAGTGCAAAGTCGCCACGTCCGATATTCCTCCGACGGATACTCGGAAGGGTCGTATCTGTCGCCCCCCTCCAGCGCCGACGCTAGGCGACGGAGGGCTCGATAGGGGACGCCGGGTCAGGGGTCGGGTCGAAGTCGGGCATGAGTTCCTGCATGTACGGCGAGGTAGCGGCGCGAAGGGCGTCGAGGTCACGGCCGGGCAGGTCCTGACAGCCGTCGGCCGACACGGGGAACTCATACGACCAGCCACGGACGGCCGCGACGATCAGGGCGTCGTTCAGGTCTTCGAGTAGGTCGAATGCCTCGCCCATGCCAGAAGCGATCTTCAGTTGCTGGTCAGGGGTGAGTTCCTTACCGCCCGACTTCTGAGCCTCAGCGACGGCACCCGCGAAGGCAGGCATACCGGCGAGGGTCGTCTGAATCCGCTTAATCGGTCGACGCTGTCGCTCGGTCACGTCGGCGACGGGGCGAAGGTCGGCCCAACCACCGGACGGCAGGGAAACGCGAGTAGGGGCTAGCTCAGTCATTACTTGTAAGTTCCTGACGTAACGGCGTTCTGAATGGTGACCTTCACGGGCGAGAAACCACCGGACGCGCCGATGTCCGTCGAGTTCGCGAGGGCTTCGAAGGTGATCGGTATCTCGACGTAGTCCTTACCGCGCGAGATATCGGCCGCCGAGTAAGCGACCTTCGTCATGTGCAGTTTCACCTGAGTCGCCGCAGCACCGGCACCCTGCGAGAAGTTGAAGTCAAGCGAGGGCTGAACCTGCGTCAGGTAGTTCGTTAGCTGCGAGTCGTCTTCCATGATCAGGGTCATCTTTCCGTCGACAGTGACGGGACCCGACCACAAGTTCGTAGGTGCCTGAGTGCCGTCGACGGTGTTCATGATGGACACCGGCCGCTTGATACTCACCTCAGCGTCGAGAACGCCGGTCTGAGAGACGCCGCCAATCTGCGCGACACCCACCCATCCGGGCTGTACCTGAACACCCGTGAACGACGCCGTCGGAAGGGTCGCGGTAACCGACCCGAAGGTCGTCGCCTTCGCCGAGTAGGTCAACAGACCGTCGGCGTTGAACTTCAGGCTTAGCTCACTGAACTTCGCACCGGCATACGCCCGGGTAGCGACCGAATACGTGTCGGTCAGGGTGTACGACGGGGGCTGTCCAGTACCCGAGTTGAGGACGGCGGCAGCATGCGTGAACGGGGCAGATGCGCCGGTCGTAGTCAGGTCACCGAGAATGCCGGTAACCATCCATCCGAGCGTGTCCGGGAACACGTCGCCGTCGAAGTCGAGGGTCGCCGTAACCGGACCCGCAATCTTGTTGTAGGTCTCGACCATGGACCCGCGCCACCCCTTGTCTTCCAGGAGTGTGACGCTGTCCTTCGGCGTGACGTTGGTGACGGGAATGAACGCCGTCGGCGGTACAGCGGTGCCGAAGGTGGCTTCCTTCGCGATACCGAGAAAACTGAGAAGTGAAGACTTAGGCATTAGGCACCCTTCGGGGCGTCGACGGCCGGGGCGGGCTCAGCCGGGGCGGAATCGGTCTTCGCCGGGGCGGGGGCAGGGGCGGACGTGTCGACGGCATCCCACCGGCCGTCTTCGGGCTCGACGTCCCACAGCACAGAATCGCCGTTCTGGACATGCCGACCGATTCCCGGGTAATACCGCTCTTCGGTCCCCGTGTACTTGTATGCAGGCACGCTAAATCCTTTGGTAGCACTCGACTTCGAGAGTTCCGCACGCGTGAAAACCGGCGTGCGCTTCGTCCCAATCGACTTCGGTCAGGTCGGTAATCGGCTTCGCGACGACGACAGCGCCGCCTAGCGTCGGGTCGGAACGAATGACAGAGATGATCGACTCGACGAGACTCGACGCCCTGAGATAGGTCGCCTGAGCGTCGTCGCCGCCCCGGTACACATCGACGATCACCTCGACCGTGTAGCGCTCTTCGAGCCATCCCGCGCCACCTGAGCCGACGAACGAATTCGCGGCGAGTCGGCGGTGAACCTTGCCGACCGACACAATGTCGTCGGGCTGATTGGGTCCGGGCACGTCGTAACAGACGAGAAGGCTCGACCGGGGGCTGTTCGGGTCCGGCGCTAGCTGAGCGGTAAGCGTGTTGAACAGATACGCCCGCACGGCCGGGGCGGAAGACGAAGGGATCATTAGGCAATTCCCGGGGGGCGTCGGAACGGTGCCCACAATTCGAGGACACGGGACGGCAGGGCGAAGCCGGTCGGAATGAAGGGCTCGCCGCCGTCTCCCGCGCCGCCGAACCTAGGACGGCCGCCCTGTTGCGTTAGCTGCCACAAGTGGCGCACTAGCTCTAGTACGCCGAGACGAACCGAATAGGGGACGGTCGAACGACCGGCCGTGTAAACGACCTTCACGTTCTTCACGCCCTCGGCGAAGTCGACAGCGTCACCGCTGAAGGTGCGTCGGGTCAGTTCGCCGGTCGCGTAGTCAACCGTGTAGGCGAACGCCGACGACGTGCCCCCACCTAGGGGCGTCTCGGACAGTACGAACGACCCGAGCCCGTAAAACTCGGTCACCGACAGAACCGACTTCACGGGAAGCCAGTCAGGCACGAAGGACGGAACGCCGCCGTCGAGGTACTGCGTATGAGTCTCAGGGATGAACGGTCCGCAATGGTCGCGGGCGAGATCTGCGGCGGCGAGAATGAAGCCCTGAAGTTCGTCATCCTGCCGAGTGTCGGACGGCGTGATGTTCAGATGCGCCTTCACTGAGGCGAGGTCGACTAGTTGCTCGACGCCGACGGCGCGAACCTGAAACTGAGTCTCGCTCGACCAGACGACGCCGGTTCCGGTCGCCGTCCATCGGACCAGCCACACACCGGCGACCGAGACGGACGGCACGACGGCCGTGTACGCCCCGCTAACGGGTCCCGAGACCGTCGGCGAGGTAGTCGCCCCGTTCGGGTCCGTGACGGTCACAGAGACCGTTACAGCGCCGCTAGGGGCTCCCCCGTTGTCGGCGACCGGCACGGCGCTTACGGCAACGTCCTGCCCGGCGAAGTAGATCAACGGCACGGAAGCCCCCCTCGACTAGCTAGCGCGACGGACCGAAGCCCGGAAGACGGAGCCCGGGTGACCTTCGTCGACCACTAGGCGGAAGTAACGGCCGACTAGGCGAGTTTCCGAACGGTTCGGGTACTGGACTGGTCGGGGCAGGATTACGGCGCTCTCAGCGGCGCTCAGGGCTTCCTCGAAGCCGACGCTCGGCTGAATGCGCTCGAAGCCGTAGAGAAGACGAACCGAATCGAAGCCGTCGCTCTCAATCCATTCGCCGGTATAGGTGCCGTTCTCGTCGAGCACGCCGTCGACCTCGACGGCGATATCGGAACGAACGGAAGACTTAGCGGGTGGCAAGAACTCTCCTAGGGACGGACCGGGGGCACCTACTCACGTGAGTAAGTGCCCCCAATCACGGGGCGAACTAGAACGTCGGGGCGATCAGACCGGTACCCGAGATGAGCGAAATACTCTGGGGGTAACGGCCCGCCTGGAACGACGCGTAGTTGTACAGGCGAATGAAGACCGAAAGGTTCTGAGCGAACGTCTGCTGGAAAGCCTCAGCGCGAACGCTGCCTTCCCACAGCATCAGGTCGGCCATGCGCGCGACGATGATCACGTCTTCGGTACCGGCGCCGTTGGTCGTGGTAATACCGGCGTCCACGTACACGGGCAGGCCCTGAAGCTGACCGACGTAACCCTGAGCAGCGACCTCGCCGGGCGCCGCAAGGTTGTTCATCGGGTTACCGGCGTTCGGGGTCACCAGCGGGCGCGACTGAGAGTCGGAGGCAGCCAGGAAGTAAGCCCACCGGCGCGGGTGCATGACGATCGTGTCCGGGGGCAGGTAACGCGCGGTGTGCACGCTCTGAATCGCACCGGCGATCTTCGTGTAAAGAAGCGAGACGGTCGGCGAACCGGACACGTACGACACGGCGTTGATACCGGCGAGCTTCGTGATACCGGTCAGGTTGCCCGCACCACCAGCGGCGGCGAGAACCTGAGCGTTCAGCTTCTGTGCGTAGTCGCCCGCGAGGTCGGAAAGAACGACCTGGTCGATGTTCAGCGGCGACTGTTCGAGCAGCTGAAGCGAAATGGTCTGCCCACCCGCAATGGTCACGACCGGGCTCGAAATGCTGGTCGTGGTCAGGTCGGTGTTCTGAACGGCCGTGTTCTGCGAAGCCTGCTGAGCTACGGCGGTACCGGTCGCGACCTTCGGAATGTTGATCGCGTCGGTCCCGGCCGGAAGCGCGAAGGTCGGCGTCAGGTTCGCGGTAATGCGAGCCGGACGGGCGAGCTTCACGAATTCCTGCTCTAGCCACAGGGGCGGAACGAACTCGCCACCCGCGCCGTTCACGGTCGAAATGGCTCGCTTCTCAGCGTCGGCGCGCATGCGATCGTTGCGAGTAAGTCGCTCGGACGCGTCGCGATCGCCCTTGTTGCGGGCGAGGTGAAGGTCTCGGAAGTAGGACCGGCCGCCAACGTCGTTGCGGTAGATCTCAGGCTCGCTAGTGACCTTCACGGAACCGGCGTAGCGCTTCGCGGTCTCGGCCGCCTTCTCGTCGGCGCGAATCTGCGCGTCGAGTTCGTCGATACGCGCGTCGAACTCGCGAACCTCGGTCTCTAGTGCGTCGAACGCCGACTTCTCGTCGTCGGACAGACCGCGCTTCTCGGTCTTCGCGGTCTCTAGCATCGCGTCGAGCTTCGCGCGAGCCTCGGTGCGATTGGCGATAACGCCGTTAATCACATCACGCATGGGTGAGGTACTCCTGTTTTTGGGCATGGCGGAAGCACCTACTCACGTGAGTAGGTGGCACCGAAGGGGGTTAGAGAGAAAGCGCTCGAAGGCGAGCGTCGTAAAGAGATAGGTCGACGTCCTCGACCTCTCGCGCTTCGTCGCTCTCCCCTGTCGGGAGAGCCGCCGCGAGTTCAGGGATCAGCCGGAAGAGAGCGTCTAGCTTCTCCGGGGTCAACTCCCCCGCGCGCAACTCGCGCATAGCCGAAGCGAGTTCGGCGGAACGGAGCGAGGTGAGCCCGCCCGTGTGCGGGTTAGCGCCGTAGTTAACGACACTCACGTCGCCCTTGTTCAGGTCGACTTCGGTAATGTCGCGCTGAGTCCAGTCGGGCGACCAATCCTGACGCACGACCCGGAAGGCGAAACTCATTTCGTCGAGGTCGCCCCGCTCCATAGCGCTGCGGAGTGTCTGAACGGCAGGCGACGCCGGGTCGAGGTCTGCCTCGACGTGAAGACCGGTCGAGTCCTCGGCGAGCCGCATGGTGCCCGACTTCGTGCGGGCGAGCGTGATCCCGTCGTGGTTGACCTTAAAGGGCACGTCCGCACCGGCCGCTAGCGTCCTTGCGAACGCCCCCGCCCGGATTACCTCCGTGTAGTCGCCTAGAAAGTCCTGCATTTCATACGCGGCGTCGACGACGGACGCATAACCCCTGAAGGTCAGGGAGTTGCCTCCCGTGCCGTCCGCCGCTTCCCGAAGCTCGACACCCTCGAAGGGTCGACTTCGGTTCTCGACGACCCCCTGAAGAGTCGCGCGACTTGCAAAGTTGCTCACTACAAAACCGCCCCCAAATCGTCGGCCTTAGGCGCAGTAGATGAAGCGGCGTTGTCCTTCATCTTCGGTGCGCTGGAATTCAGCGGGGCGGCGATGTTGTCGCCACCCTCGACCGGTGCGTAATTCTCAAGCGCACGAATTTCGTTGGTCGTGAGAATTCCGGTTGAACGGGCGGCCGTGTAAACGGCGTACCGTCCGGCCGTGTCCGTCCTCAAGAGGGCGTCGGCGTTGAACCGTGCCGTCTGAGGCTTGCTGAGCATGGTTGACCATGCATCTTCGAACCGGCCCAACCATGGCGACAGCGTGTAGGCGAGAAAGCCGAGACCCTGCTGTTCGATACCGGTTCCCCAAGAGGTCGTCTTATCGACCTGACCGAGCATGTGCGGCGGCACGCCAAACAACATGGCTAGGTCGAGATTCTGCGCCGCCCGGGTGCCGAGAAACTGAGCGTCGTCGGGCGTGACACTGATTGGATGCCACGTAGCGCCGCCCGTAAGAACGCCGACGGTATGCGAGTTCCTGAGACCGCCATGCACCGACTGGAAGCTCTCTTTGAGCCCCCGCGCCCGTTCCCTGTCGAGGTCGCCGGGCACCGAAACGATGCCGGACATGTGAGCGCCGGACCCGAAGAAGCGCGCGCCGAATTCCTCGGCGGCGAGACCGAGACCGATCGCTTCGCGGGCGTACTGAATCACGCTGATACCAGTCGCCGACCCCGGGTAGGACATGCCCAGTAGGTGAACCATGTCGTGAGCCGGAACGGTCACGTTATCGACTTCGTACACGCGCTGTCCGCTCTCGTCGAACTCGCACTTCACGTGATCCGGGTGCAGTACCCGAAGCCGGGTCGCTCGCCCCATACGGTCGCGCGTCAGGACAACGGCGTACGCGTTCCCTCGCAAGAGAAGCGAAACCATCATCTGACCGAAGCCCTGTCGGCGCGTAGTCAGTGCCGAATTCGAGCCCCCGCCGAACGGGTCGGAGATGATCTGAGGGGGTGGCTCGACCGTCTGCCGAATCTCGCCGTCGGCGCGTACAGCGTCGAACGGGAGACCCGAGACGGCGTCGCTAAGGATGCGGACAGCGGACGCGACGACGAGAAGGCGCATAGCCGTTTCCTCGGTCACGGACACGCCGGAAGCCGACTGAGGGGCTAGCTGTCCATTCGAGGGGATCGACCACGGGTCACCCGACCCGCTAGCCATAAAGCCCCGTGTCTGCTTACTGGCCCGGCGTAGAAGGCTCATTGCCCACCACCCAACCAATCAACAGAAGAGCGCCGCCGAGAAGACCGACGCCTAGCGAGGAATTGAACGACCAACCCGCACCGACGAGACAGCCGAGACCGCCGATATCAGCGCCGTCGGATATGGCGCGTCGCCACGGAAGCGACGGGAGGTATTTCACGCGTACTCCTAGAGTTCGGCCCAGTTGAAGAACTGAGTTTCCGGCTCGCGCTCGGGTTCCTGCATCGCCCGTTCGAGCCCCATAACGGCGGACACGGCGAGGTCGATTTTCCGGGGCGAGCCCTTCGAGTCCTTACTGATCCGAGACCCGCGCGAGTCCGTGCGAATCACAGTGTTTGAGAGATGACGCGCTAGGCGAAGGTCGCCGGAATGCGTCAGAGACTTGTTCATGACGGCTTCGAAGAAGCGCTGAGTCGCCGGAACCATTCGGGCGGGCGACTGAGGGAACTCAACGACGGGCAAGCCTTCGTCTTCGAGAACCTGATACGTCCTCGCCCAACGGAACGGGTCACACACAATCTCGCGCACCGACCAGCGACGACACGCGTTACGTATCTCCGCCTCGACGTCGAGGATTGGGACCGACCAGTCCTGACCGGATTCCTTCGGCTTCTCCCATGCGGCGACGACGTCGATGTGTGGGAGATCCTCGCCCTGAGGGCAGGTGACCACAGTGAGCGCCGTCGAGTCGTTGTTAAACGATCCGTCGAACGAAATGACGACTTCAGCACCGGCCGGAATCGGCTCGCTCTCGCCCTTACATTCGTCCCATGCGCCGGACGGAAGCCATGCCTGAGCCGTCGAGACCCATTGGTTGAGTCGCTTCGTCCGGTACTCCGCTTCGGGCGTCCGCAGTACAGCGGCGGCGAAGTCGTCGGCCGACACAATGTCGCCGTACCCAGGGTTCGCGTTCGCCCACACGGCAGGGTCGCGATGATCCGACCCTTCCGGGGCTCCCCACCATTCGAAGTAGAACGACGGGTCGTCGATCTCGCCGGACACGATCCGCTGTCCGTATTGATACATGCCGTAACAGAGCGAGTCGCCGCCCGTACTGTCGCTCTTCACACCGGCCGTCGTAATGCCGACGAGAAGGGGTTCGGTACGGGCACCGGTCGCGAGCGCCATAACGTCCCAGAGTTCACGGTTCGGCTGAGCGTGCACTTCATCGAAGAGCACAAGGTGAGGGTTAAGACCCTCCTTCGTAAATGCCTCAGCCGAGAGAACCCGGTAAACACTTCCGGTCGCCGGAAGCTCGATAGCGTCGCGGTAAGTTTTGAAGAGCCCGCCGAATTGCGGCTCTAGCTCGATCATCTTCTTCGCAGTACCGAAGACGATTCGAGCCTGTTCTTTATCAGCGGCACACGAAAAGACCTCGCCACCCTTCGGGCCGAAGGCGAGACCGTACAGCGCGACACCGGCACCTAGCGCGCTCTTCCCGTTCTTACGGGGCACGCCGATAAGGGCCTGTCGGTGCTTCAGGCGGCCGTTCTCTTTGCGGGCGAACAGTCGACGCATCATGGCTGTCTGCCAGTCACGCATAACCATTGGCTCGCCCGCCGAACCGCCGACGGAATCCTTCGTGACCCGGAGAAACTGAGTGAACGACCCGAAGTCGTCGCCGTCGCCCCGGCCTATCTCGTCGGCCGTGACCGGCGTTAGGTACAGCGGGGCAGTCACGGCGTTACCTCCCTGAGCACCTACTCACGTGAGTAGGTGGCACGCTTCGCGAGCATGTCCTCGAATGCGTTCTTCGCCTTCACTTCGGCCAGACCCATACGGGTACGGTCGGCGGGCGTATATCCGAGGGACGCGAGCACGCTATGAAGTTGCTTACGGCTGGTCGACAGCGCGCCGACTAGCGGATTGATGACCGGATATCCCTTCTCGGTCACGAAGACTCGACCGGCTTCGTTGATCTCGCCTTGAATCTCGGCGCACTCGTCGACGAGACGCGCGGCGAGTTCGACCGTCGGCCGGTCGGTATTGGCAAGCCACGGGGTCGAGGCGACGACGGAGCGAATGAAGGCGACGCCGTCGGGGCCGAGATCTTCGGGCGGTTCGAAGGGAAGTTCAGGAAGCGCGATCGTGTCGGCGACGGCCGGAAGTGCGCGCTGTCCGGGATTGCCTAGCTTCCGCTTACGCTCAGTAGGCTTCGGGGGGCGACCAGCGACCATGCGGGCGACCTCCCCCGGTGGCATAAACGGACATTAGGGGGCAGGCCGGGCCGATACCCCCCGGTTCAAATTTCGCGGCGGTGTGTTCCTGGCTGGGGGCTGGGTCCGTCGGGCTTGCGCCGCTAGAGATAGGAGTGCCCCCCTATAGACGTGAATGTCCGATTCGGAACTCTTCACTCGACAGGTTTGACACTCAGCGCGAAGTGTGCTTACGGCTATTGCACGAGCGGCACAGAACCTGAAGGTTCGACCGGTCGTCGGTCCCACCTAGAGCCTTGGGTGTGATGTGGTCGACCGTCAGATCAGACGCGACGTGCGAAGGCACTCCGTAGCCTTGGCAGTGCTCACCGTAGGTATCTCTATGTTCAGTGAGTATCTGTCTGCTCAGCCTCTGCCACTGGTAGCCATATCCCCTTTGGGATGACGTACCACGATAGGCATTCGCCCTCTGCCTGTATTCCGCTTCGTGCGTATCACAGCGCGACGGGTTAGACGTGAGCCGCTTACACACTAGGCAGGGACGCTTACGCACCTATCAGCCTCGCTAGATCGCCGGGCGTAACGTCACCAGAGACGCGACCCGGGAATAGCTCGATTCCGGCCTCGCGAAATGCTTCGTCTACTAGCTGACTGCAAATCATGTGTCCACTGTCCTCGACGTAGCACTCTAGAAACGACGCGCCGAAAAGACGACGTGCAGCGATAGCGAGATAGTCGAGGTAGCTGTAAGGCGTATGAGCGAGACGAAGGGCCTTCAGGGCGACCGCCTTACGCTGGTCGTCGGTTAGGTCGAGGTCGCTATATAGCGTCTCTCGCCCGCCGACAGCGGAAGTGAGCGGGACTAGCCTCGCTCCGCCCGGCTCAGCCTGAACGACCCAACCATCGGCGACAACGACAAACGCGTGAGTGAAGCGCGAGCCGGACCCGATTACCTTCTGACCGAACTCGATTAGACGGCCGGTAAGACCGTGAATGCGGGTCACGCCGAACTGACCGATCGAGGGCGTTGTCGAGTAGCTCATACCGTCCTCAGAAGGGTGTGTTCGTCGCCCCGAAGTCCTCGCGGGTCTTCGCCTTGTGACAGGGCTTACAAAGGGCCTGAACGTTCGCGGCGACGTCCTCGCCGCCGAGTGCCAAGGGGTGAATGTGGTCGACGTCGAGCCCTGAGGCGAGTCGAGGAATGCCGCACTCAGCGCACGGGAAGCGACCCGCTCGACGGAGTTCCTTACGGAGCTTCCGGGCGGCGTCGTTGCCCCGGGCGAGGACGTCTGAGCGTCGGTAGTTCGATACGCGCAACGTTCCGCCCTTCGGGGCACCTACTCACGTGAGTAGGTGGGTCAGTGAGTACCCGTCGCCGGAGTCGAACCGGCACGCACCGGTTCCTAGGGCCGACGGCTTTACCAATTTGCCTAGACGGGCGAGGCTGGCGCGGCAGGACTCGAACCTACGACTAACGGATTAACAATCCGTTGCTCTGCCAACTGAGCTACGCGCCATAGAGAGTTGCTCGGAATCGAACCGAGACACGGGGCTTATGTTCCGTGCCCAAACCTGGCAACGCACGAGAAGTGCCCCGCGCTACAACCTAGGGAGAGAAGCTAGGGAGCGCGGGGCGTTAGAGGGGCGGAACTCTGACCGCCTGCAATGGTTGGGTGCGCGGGATTCGCCCTCTGTATGTACTAGAGCGGAAGGGTTTTCTGGAGCGGAAGGGTTTTCTCGCCCGGGTGACGAAGGTGACGTTCGATGTGTTGTTTTGGGTATGCCTAAGACTTCTCTAAGGGATACCTGAAAATGCATATCGAACGTCACCTTCGTCACCCGAAACCCTCACGCTGTCGCGCCGACGGCATGACGCACACTCTGTGTAATACTTTGGTTACAGCTTAGGGTCACCTAACCGAAGCCGTACGCGGCCGTCTGAGGGCATGAAAAAGCCCCGGTCGGGCCGAAGCCTTACCGGGGCAGTTTCAGGGGCTCTAGGGGCTCTAGGCGACGTCCTCGTATCCCTCGACGTCCCTCGCCTGTGCCCAGCTAAGCCGAACGCGCTTCTCAGTGTCGTACGTGACCCATCGGTGTCCGCCCCGCTTCGTCGACTTCACGATCGTCACGTTGTCGATGAAGAACGTCAGGAACTCGCGCCGGTCGTCGAGGTCGGCCGAGTGCCACCACGACCCCGGGCCGATCGGGTCGGCGTCGGTGTCTTCGGGGAGCCACTGACCGATGGGCAGGCGGGGGGTTACCTGGTCGTCGAGGACGGCGAGCCGGTGCTCGGCCGCCGCGAGCCTGTCGGCCGCCTTCGCTTCCTCTTGCTCCAGCCGACGGCGCACGATGCCTGTACGGGCCCGTACAAGGCTTTCTGCGAGGTTCGTGAGGGCGTCGACGGCGTCGGCTCGCTCGGCCAGCAACGCCGCACGCTCACCGGCCGTCTCAGGGGCTTCGTTCGCCCGGCCGAAGCGTCGCGCTGCCTCCGCGAGGACGTCGCCCGTCTCGACGTCGTCCTCGCCGGTCGAGATCAGGGCGAAGACTCGGCGGGCGAGGTAGTCGTCGAGGTAGGTCTGAACGACCGTGTTTCCGCCGTCGTGCTGGCCCGGGTACTCGCCGCCCCGGGGTCGGGTGCACCGGTACGACGGAAGTTGAGTCGTGCTGTTGCTGTTGAGTACGCCCATGGGTCGGCGGCACTCACACGTGAGAATCGGCCGGTCGTCGTCGAGGCTGCGGAGCCCGGTCAGGAGTGACGCGCGACGTTCTCGCCCTCGACCCCTGCCCCGTTTCGAGAGCCATCCCTGAAGCTCCCACCATTCGGCGACGGGAATGATCGGGTCGGACCAGCGGAGCGGTTCGGTCGTCTCGGGGTCGCGCAGAATGCGGTATCCCTTGATTTTCCGGGTCTCGCGCTTGCCCGGCTTTCCGGTCTCGACTTCGACCTCGACGGCCGTCTCTTCGTCGTCGAGCGTGTACAGGGGCTCAGCCTGCATTCCGGCCGTGCGCGGGTCCATGAGAATCCGCTTCAGGGTGTCTACCTGCCAGCGTGAATCAGCGCGCTCTTTCCCGGTCGTCTGCCCCCGGGTCGGAACGCCTTCGTCGTTGAACTGAATACAGATGCCGGACAGCGAACCCGGGTGCGACTTACCGGGCTGCACCGGCGTGTTCATGTGCCGTCGAATGCGTGCCCATGCTTCGCGGATGTGCCCGGCTTCGTCGTCGTCAATGACGGGCAACTGAACGACGACGGGTCGGCCGTTGTCGTCGTATCGGGTCTCTGAAACCAGCGTGAAGCCGAACGGGGCGGTTCCGCCGACATATCCGCCGAGTGACTTCGCCTTAACCTTCGCTTCCGTCACGGCGACCGACTTGTTCGCCGATTCTCGGTACGCCGCTTCGAGCCGGAAGATCAGATTGAAAAGGTCCATGATGTTATCGAGGGCGAAGGCACCTTCGGTCACGGACACAATCGTCACGCCGAGATTCAGAAGTTCCTGAATCAGCGGAAGGGCGTCGAGCGGGTGCTGTCGCGAAAAGCGCGACATGTAATGCACGACGATCAGGTTTACGCGACCGGCGCGACAGTCGGCGATCATGCGGTCGAATTCCTTACGGACGACGTTCGCCTTAAACGCGCTCTTGTCGAGGTCTTCGTAATAGGTGATCCGGATCGCACCGCGCTTGCGTGCTTCCTCGGTACCCTTCTCGTGCTGTGTCGCCGTCGAGGCTTCTGAGCCGTTGACTCGCTTCGACGACTGACGCTTATAGACGGCCGCGTGTATGTCCATGCCGGTCACTCTGTCTCCCATGGTCGTGATCTTAGTGCCTTAACTCGGTGCAGTGAAGGATGCTACCAGATATGTAAATTAGGCCCTGACCTGCGGAAACGCCCCCGGATCACTCCTCAACGACGGTCACCTTCAGCCCGTCGGCGGCGTACTCCCATCGGCCGTCGGCGGCGAGACCTGACCGGATGTCAGACAGCAACGCCCGAACCAGCGGCGACAGCATGCGCGGGAGGACGCTCGCCGCCACTCCCCCTACGTGCCGTCTCAGCGCGTCGGCGATTATCCGCTCGACTGCACCCGGCACGGCTTCTATCTCTTCGGCCGTCGCGCGTCCTCCGCCGACTTCCGGCACTTCCCAGGTAACTACGATCACGCATAGCAGAGTACGGGCAGCGAAAAGCCCCGCCCGGCGAGGATGCCGAACGGGGCTTATCGTGGGCGGTGCGAGTCCCGGAGCGCTATGGATGCTCCGGGGCTCGCTCTCATTGCTGGCTAGCCTGCCGCTATGGGTCGCCCAATCCTCGCGAGCCGGTAGGCGTCGTACAGCGCTCGACCGTCCTCGCAGCCCTTGCCGGGTCCCTCAGCGCTTACGCAGATTGGGCACGGTGCCGCGCCGTCCCTGGGGTGCACGTGCTCGACGTACGCCGCCCATGCTTCCCAGAAACCTTCCCTCGGTTCCGTCGGTTCGGCGCTCACGCCGCTACCCGCTTTCCGAGTAGGTCGGCGCAGTGGCCACAACCCTTGATCACGCCGGAATTCGACGCTGATTCGAAGATCGCGATTACCACGAGGGTTTGAGTCTCTCCGCCGCACAGAATGCAGAAAGCCCACGACTTCGGGGAAACGATCTTCGCTTGCCCGTCGCCCGTAGGCTCAGAGTCAAGCGACATTCGCACGGTGTCGACCGTGTCCGCTTGGGTCATTTTCGATTGTCCTGTCTGAATCAGGCCCGGCGAGTTACCAAGCCAGTCACAGAAGGCTACTCCTCAAGTACGTAGGTTGTACGCCCCACGGTGACAGTCGTTGCACCCTCCCTAACCTGCTGAGCGGCACCTTCGAACTCTTCTGAACGCTCTTTGTTCTCCCGCGCTACGCGCTCCCACATCGCCGCCCGGCCTTCGAGTTTGCCGAGTAGCTCGGCGATGTCGCTGAACTTCCTGATCTTGGGTGGGGTGATTCCGTCCATCGGCTCGTATGTCTCGTCATCCATGCGAGCGAGCCTAGCGGGGCGCTGACCGTCCTACAGTCCGTAGAGATCCGGCAACGACCCTTCATGGGGAACATCTTCCTTGTGGCGCACGTACGGGCCCTGGTCCCGGAGCAGCAGATAGACAGCGGGATCGACTGTCGGCGGGTCGTCGGGCGTCGGGGCGGGGGCGAGCTGGTCGTCGGGGGCGACCGTCGGCGGGTCGTCGGGCGTCGGGTCCGGCGTCGGGTCGGCCGGGGCGGAGTCGACAGCGTCGGCGACTGCCTGACGGACCGTCTGAATCGCGTCGGCCGTCGTCGTCGAGGGCGACGTGATCTGAGCCGTCGCGACGACCGGCATGTCGGCCGTCGGGGCGAGCGCCGTCACGGTAACTGTCGCCGGGTCGGCCGGAGTTGCCTTCGTCGGGTCTTCGACGGTCAGCAGGATCTCGACGCCGACACGGGCGGCGTGCTTGTGCTTCTTCGGCTTCGGCTTCGGCTTGCCCGGCTTCTCGAAGACGGCATCGAGGATCGACCCGCCCGGCTTCGGTGCCTTGATGGTGCCCCATACGTACAGCGTTCCGCGTCCGTCGACACGAGCCTGAACGACCGTGCCCTTCACGGCGTGCTTTTGAACCTTGGCCACGATCGGCAGGGCCCATCTAGGAAGGTTCTTAACCTCCGGAAGCATGTCGTCGAGCCCCTTCCGAATCGCGTCCTTACCGTCGCCGGTCGGCGTCGGCGTCGGCGTCGGCGTCGGCGAGGGCTTCGCCGTCGGGGCTATCGGGTGTGTGGTCGGCGCACTGCCCACGAACGGGCTTGAGAGCGGCTGAGACGGGCTAGGGGACGGTCCGGGTACCGATGGCGCCCTGTCGGCCGCCGTGAGCCCCTCAGGGACGTACACGGGCGCCCTCGATAGGTCCGGCTGGTCGACGTCGGGCACCGACTCACCGGCCGGGCGAGTCCGTTCGAGGGTCACCCCCAAGAACGTGCCGTAAACGGTGGCGACGCCTAGGGCGGCGAGGGCCGGAACGAAGCGCTTCCGGCGAGGTGAATCGGGTCGGGCGTGGTCGGGCATAGATCGCGCTCTCAGGGAGGAATTCGGAGTCTGGGATTCCAGTTCCGATAGTCGCACATTCAACTGATGATCACTACATGTCGTTGCCTCAGGCGGCGATCCGAAGCACTCGCTCACACGGGGTCGACATAGACCAGTCGGCGACCCACATCACGGAGAGTTCGGCCGTCGGGCACTCCGGGGCTTTCCTCCACCACTCCCCTAGTGCCATGAGTACGCCGGTCACGTCGCAACGGGCTTCGAGCCGGAAGCCCGGTCGATGGGTCAGGATGCGGGCGACGGTCACCCCTAGAGCCTTCATGGTCGCCTCGACGTCGGCGGCACTCTCGGCCACTTCCCGGAAGGCGACGTTCGCGAGTTCAGCGCATGGGACCCACACCCGGAGACCGCTCGCGAGGGTCTCCTGTACGGCCGCCACGATGGCGACCCGGCACGTGTTCGTCATAAGTGGAATTCCACACTCCGCTACCAATCTGCGGATCAACCTCCGGGCGGGTCTACAGGGGCGTAGTCGTACGCCTCCAGGATGATCCCGTTCGGCATTACCGAACTAAACTGATGACTCGTCAGTAGTAATACTTAGGACGCCTAAGCAAGTACCCCGAGCCCGGAAACGACGAAGGCACCTACTCACGTGAGTAGGTGCCTCAGTCAGGGTCTCTCAGACGACGTCACACTCGACGATCCGGTACGTTCGGTGAGCCCCGACGTTCCGCTCGAACTCGCGCATTCCCGTCTGTGCAGCCGGGTAGGTTTCCGACCAGCGAACGACGCCGTAACCGATCTCGGGACCGTTCAGAAGTTCGTCGATCTCGGCGGCGAGGTTGTCGATATCCCGCTGATGATTCTCCGCCTTCCAGGCGAGGGCTTCGTCGAGATCGAACTTTCGCTCGCTCGCCCCACCCTCGGAACCGAGCCACCACCCCGACTCGCCCTCGACGAAGCCGAGAAGGTAAAAGTCGTAGCGCTCCCCGTGTCGATACTTCGTGTCGCGCACCCGCTTAACCTTCGGGTCCGCCGCGAGTTCGGCGAACCGGTCGCGCTTCTCGACCGCTTCCGTCCACCGGTCCTCAAGTTCGTAAGCCTTCTCGTGCCGGTTCTCGGTCACCTCGACGGCGTACAGATACGACCGGGTCTCGCTCGACCGGGTCGACACGGTTCCGTCGGCGTGAACGACCTTCGTCGTGCGCTTCTTCGAGGGCTTCGGCATTTCCTTAACCTCCTGCTGTCCGTTGTCGACGACCTTCGCCGACGTGTCTTCGGTGTACTTCGCATTGAGCGGAACGACGATCGGCATAACCGAGAACATGTTCCCACCGGCGAGCTTCGCCTTCACGGGGACGGCGACCTTACCCAGGTAGAACCCGAGCTTCGCGTCGTTCGCGCGACGGCGCTCTTCGGTCTTCGCCTTCGAGGGGTTGAACCATCCGAGCCCCCGACCGTTCTCGTCGAGGATCAGGTACGCCCGTCCGTACTCGCCGTCGACCTGTCGAGCCGGAATCATGTTCCCGTCGAGGTCGAACACGGCCGGAAGGTCCCACACTCCGCCGTTCGCGTCGATGCGCGCCTGTAGGTCTTCCTCGGCGGCGAGAAGCGAGTGAGCGCGGTTCGTCAGGGCGTTGTCGATCGGGTCCGTCTGGTCGAACTCGACCGGCTTCGCCTTCGTCTTCATGTCGGCATAGTCGTACGCTTCGGCGTGATCCATGCCCAGCGCGCGACCTTCCTCGAAGGCGACGGAGTAAGCCGACTTCTCGACGACCGCCTCGACCTCGACCGGCTCAGCCTCGATCAGACCGGCCTCGATCAGTTCAGCGCGGGTCGGACCCTGAGCGTTCATCGCACCGGCGGCCTCAATGTCGGCACGGGCCTTACGGGCAGCCTTGATCTCGCCCGGCTCATTGTCGGCGCCTTCGTCCCACGTGAGAATTTCGATCGCGTCGGCGATCCACGCGAACACCCACGCGGGGGCAGTAAGCGTGAAGCGGTAACCCTTGCCATAGCGGCGAACGGTCGCCCCCGCCCAGTACTGTGCGAAGAGCTTCTCGTCGGGCGTGCTCGGGGCTTGCACCATGCTGAACCCCTCGACGTGGTCCGCCGCCTTACCGCCGATGCTCAGCGTGATCATGTCCGCCCCGCCCCTTCGTTGTTTTCGTTGTTGTGGTCACAACGTACCACCTACTCACGTGAGTAGGTGCTCGAAACGCAGAAAACCCCCGCCGAAGCGGGGGTCTTCTTGCACAAACTTTACCTAAGGATCGGGCGAACCGGACACATCACCTACTCACGTGAGTAGGTGCTCGCCGTCCGGCGTGACGACCCGGCGTACTCCGGTCGCCCGTATGAGCGTCCAGCACGACGGGCAGGGCTCACGCGTTACGTACAGCGTCGAGCCGTGAAGCTCGCGCGGGTCGGCGTGCCGAAGGGCGTTCCGTTCGGCATGGTCGGCGACGCAATTCGAGTAATCGCTGTCGCGCGGGCAGTCCTCGACCGACAGTCGACCCCGGGGGCACGCACCGGCCGACGCACAACCCGGCACACCGGCCGGGGCACCGTTGTAACCGGTCCCCCGAACTTCGTTGCGGGCGTTCACGAGAAGTGCGCCGACTTGAGCCCGGGTGCAGTCGGCTCGACCGGCCGCCCATGCCGCCCCGGCGAGAAAGTACGTGTCCCAAGAGGGGCGCATCACGTGTAGATAATCCTTCGCTTCCGGGCTTCGTCGTCGACCAGCGAACCGAGCGCATAGAACGCCGCGAGTTGCTCGGCGTCGTACCGGTATTCGACTTCTAGTTCGCCGTGCCGGTCCTTGTCGCTCCAGTACTCGCGCATATCGTGCAGCACGGAAACCTGAGCGTCGGTCAGTGACTCGAAGGGGTTCACGGCCATATCGCCCTCGCAACGCCGACGCCGATTACGAACATCACCAGGAACACGAGAACGTCGACGAAGAATGAGCGCGGGTCGTCTTCGCCGCCCCAATCGAAACGGTTGTCGTCGTTCACTTCCCCACCTTCCGAATGCGAGCCTTCCCGAACTCGGCGCGCACCTTCCGAATCAGCTTCTCGACGCCGTCGCGCGCTTCGAGGGCGGGACGGTACTGGTCGCGAAGCCAATTGCGAGCCGCGAGCGCGAAGGCTGCCGGGTCGTCGATCCGCTTCAGGTCTTCGATGTGCTTCGCGTCCTCGAAGGGCGAGAAGCACGAACACCCGGCGTCGTCACCCCAAAAGAGCGTGCCGTCGTCGAGCCGCTCGAAGACGGCGATCATGTTGAAGTCGTACCCACTGCCCATGTCGACGTCGCCGACGATCCGGGCGGCGAAGTTCTCGGGGCTGTAGTAGATGCTCACTTGTTGCTCTCGCTTCCGTAGGGCGAACTAGGTATGTCCTGAACCGAGTTGGGGGCGACGTCACGAAGCTGTTCGAGGGCGAGCCCGGCGAACTCGCGAATCTCGGCGTCGGCGGCGACGTGCCAACGCTTGCCCAGCACGTCACGCCATGCTCGAAGGTTGCCCGTCACGACCATGTCGACCGGGGCAGCGTTCGGCAGGATCGCGCGAGCCGCTTCGCGCGCTTGCTTCCGGCCGAGACCCTTCGCCCTGAGTTCCTTCACGGCGGCGTCGTACCGGCCGACGGCGTACGCGTAAGCCGACCGAATGAAGGCTTCGCCCTCAGTACCTCGCATGGCAGGCGGAATGACCGGCGACGTGTCGCCGTAGTCGACGTAGCGCTGAGAGACGACCGAGAACGACAGGTGCCGGTGTCGGGTGAGTTCGGTCAGGAGCGCACGGGAGACGCCCCGCACGAGAAGGGTCACGCTCGCGTGTTCCATCACGCTGAAGTGACCCTGACCGATGATGTTCGCGAGGTAAGGGCGATTCGCCGCCGTCTTCGCATTCGGACGGTCGAACGACTTGTAACAGATGCGACCGGCCGCTTCGGCGAGCGCGTCAGGGTCGGTCGTCCACCTATCCGGGTGCGTCTCGTATCTGTACGCCTGAAGTAGGGGGCTGTAAGTCGGAAAGTGCGTGTAAGCCAACACGTCGACGTTCAAAGTCAGTGCCCCCGCTTCAGGAGCGAGAAGACGGCGAAGCCCTCGACACGCCCGTCGGCGTAGTGCACGTACCCTTCCGGCGTTCCCTCCGGTGCCCACTTCCCCCACTTGAGTACGTCCGCCTCAGCTAGGGGCGTGCCGTAGTGACTCGGGACCGGGTCGCCCTCGCCATACGCGGAATACCAGCGATCGCCGCAGCAATCGCAATCACGCCCGTCGTCGATCCCATCGAAGTAGATTCCGATTCGCCGCGCCTTAAAGTCGGCCGTCTCGGCGTCCGGCGCTTCGATGATGACGAGAACGGATATCCCGTCGTCCGTGTCGAAGTCGAACCCGCCGCCGCTGTTGTTCTGTCGGTACTCGAAGAAAGGCATGTTCTCTCCAAACGAAGGGGCGAGCACCTACTCACGTGAGTAGGTGACTCGCCCCGGGGGTCGGCGTCGGTCAGTAGGTGATGAGTACGGCGATCTGCCACACAAGCCAGATCAGGCACGCGTAAGCGAAGTACTCGCGGAACTTGAGACCCATTGCTATTCCCTGTCTATCGAATGGACGGAAGGAGTTCGGCGAACTCCGGGCCGGACACGACGACCGTCGAAACGGTCTCGCCGTCGGCGTTCTTCATGTGCAGATCGAACCCGGCGTCGACTCGCGTCGCCGTAACCGTGTTTCCGTTCTCCAGCGTGAAAGTCATTTCCCTGTCTCCCCTTGCGTTGTGGTGAATCAGAAACCGGCTTCGGTCCACAGCTTCGCGAACCGGGTCTTTCCGAGAGAGCGGATGACTCGCACTCGGTGCCGCTCGATCTCGAAGTCGGCGGCGATCTCGTCGTCGTTCTCGGTGCCGTAGAACCCGATCGGGTCGATACCGAACGTCGCCTTCAGCACGACGTTTTGCTGAGCCCCCATGCGGTCGAGGATCGTGTGAACGTTGTCACGGGTCTCGTCGCGGCGAACCTTCGCGTAGTCGCTCGGCTCGACGAGATCGGACGAGACGCCGACCCGGTCGGCGACTTTGTCGAGAAGGGACGCGTAAGCCTCGCCGTCACCGCTCGACGCCGGGGCGTCGAGGTATTCAACGCCCTGCCACGACAGTCGGGCGGCGTATGCCATTTCGGGGCTCAGCTTCTTCTTACCCATGACGTCCGACTGAGCGACCTTCTCGGCTTCGAACGGGTCGCCCCCGGCGATGCTCAGGGCTCGCTCGAACTCGCTCGCTATCGAGCGGGTTACACCCGGCCGGGTCTCGACCTTGCGAGCGTCGCTCATGACGCCCTGAACGGTCCTGTCGATGAAGACGAAGAACTCAGCGACCGACTGACCGTTGAACCGGCCGAGAGCCTCCCAGACGGCTACACGGCCGGTCTGAGCGAGGTCTTCCTGAAGGTCGAGGTCGGTCCGACCGGACCCGGTCGCGTAGCGGCGGGCGAGCTGCTGAACGCGCTCCTCGGTCGCCTCGACGACGGCCGTCACGGCGGTCAGGTCGTTGTTCTTCGCGTCGGCTATCTGCTGCTCGGTAAGGGCGATCACGGCGTTCTCTCCTGTGTTCCGGTGTCTGCTCTGTGGGGAGCGGAAGGGTTTTCCGGAACGGGGCGGAGAGCGCGCTAGGTAGTCGTGACGTGCGTCACTAGAGCGATCCGGGCATGCGGGGGCATGACTAAGCCCCGTCCGGGTTTGCTCGAACGGGGCCTAGCGCTAAGCCGTCGTCGTTGCGGTGCGAACGTATGTCGCGCACCAACGAAGGACAACCAGCGATGTTGCCTACTATCTCCGCTAGTCTTTGGGGCGTCTACCTTTGAAGCGAAGGTGAGACGGCGGATCATCCCCCAGTATCTTCGTGATACTGACGCGTACGTCTCAGGTATGAAGATCAACAGGACGTCGTGATTTAGACGTGACGTCAGGTCGTCGCAAACGGCATTGCAAACCCATGGGGAAAACATCACCTACTCACGTGAGTAGGTGCCCGGACAGATACGACGGAACCGGACACCTACTAACGGCGGCAGTAGGAAAGTGCAGGTCAGGGGCTCGGTAGTACTAGCGCGTCTAGTAGTCGGCGCCGTACAGAGACCCCCACGAACGCCCGCCAATCTCCGCTTCGGCGTCGATCGGGACCCCGTAGAGATCGAAGGTCATGCACTCTTCGAATGCTCGTGCAAACTCGCTCGCTTCCAACTTCGGTACGGACGCGAGGACTTCGTCGTGAATCGGCAGGCGCATGTGATCCAGCAACCCGGCTTCTTCCATGTTCAGGAGAGACTGACCGAGCACGTCGCGCGCCGCCGACTGGCACGCGTAGTTAACGACGGCGTACGTACGGTCACGATCGAGCGGAAGCCGACGGCCGGTCGCCGACACGTGCACCATGCCCGTGTGACGTGCTTCACGCTGCCACCTGCCCGACGCCCGTTTGATCTCGGGATAGACCCGGTCATAGGCGGCGATCGCGCGCTGTACGTCGTCCATCGGTGCGCCGGTCTGACGGGCGATCGTCGCCGCCCCTCCCCCGTAGACCTTTCCGAAGCCGACGCCCTTACAGAGCTTCCGGTGTTTCTTCGTGAAGCCGTCGCCGAATACGAGACGGGCCGTGAAGTCGTGAAGGTCTTCGCCCGCTTGAATGGCTTCGCGCATTCGCTTTACGTCGGCGAGGGCGGCGAGTACTCGCATTTCGACGGCCGCGAAGTCGGTCGACACAATCACCTCGCCTTCGTCGGCGAGAAGACAGCGGCGAATCATCTGATCGGACGACGGGAGAGTTTGAAGGGCAGGGCGAACGATGCTCATACGACCCGTCCGCGCCTGCAATGCGTTTATGTGCGGGTGGACGCGCCCCGTCGAGTCGACCGTGTCGAGGAATGTCTCGACGTACGCCGAACGCCACTTACCGGCACGCTTAGAGCGAAGAACGGCGACAGCCAAAGGGTTAGGCGTACGCGTGTCGAGCGAGTTCCAACTGAGATCGATATCCGCGAGCGCACAGAGAACCGCCTTATCTACCTTCACGGCACCCGACGCCGTGCGCTCAGTCAGGGTCTCCCCCATACCGGCGAGCGCTTCGGCGATCTGAGCCGTTGAGTTCACGTTGTCGACGCCGTACCGCGCGGCCTCAGCCGAGAAGCGCTGAGCTTCCTCGCTCAGCGCCGAATCGAGCGAGCGCGTGAAGTCGAGGTCAAGCACCATGCCCCGTCGTTGCATGACGGCGCAGATACGGGCTATCTCGTGTTCGTACTGCCTGAGTGCCTGCCGGACGTCGAGGGCGTCGAGCCGCTCGACCAGTCTCGGCCAGAGACGCGCCGTCAGGATCACGTCGAGCCCGGCGTAAAGGTTGTACGTCGGGTGGTCGAGCGGGATACCGGCCCAGCCGGTTTCCTTCGTCAGACCGAGCGACCGGAAGACGGCCGTGAGGTCGCCCTGAGTGTCCGGGGCGGACGGGTCGACGTAGAACGCCGACAGGGGCTTAAGGGACGTCCCTACGCCCCCTTCCATGGGCTGTCGAGGGTCGACCAGCGCGGCGAGAATCTTCGTGTCGATCGTCCGGGGCGCGAGTTCTTCGAGGGACACCCCCGCGTGCCGGTCGAGAACCAACCAGTCGAAGGCAGCGTTATGGATCAGGTACCGAGCATCCTGCCGAAGCGCCGACCGGGCGTACTCAGCGAAGTACCCGCCCCGCTCGAAGTGGATTACCCATGCCGTCCGGGCGTCGCCGAACTGAACGGTCCTCAGCCGGTAGCCGTCGCGGTAGACGTCGAGCCCGGTCGTCTCTGTGTCGACGGCGATCGGCCCTCGCGCCGACGCCTCGACAAACCACGCCTTGAACGCTTCGAGGTCGGTCGAGTCTTCGGGTATGTGGACGTCGACCGTATCGCCCGCTATGCCATGTCGGTACGTGCGCAAGTGCTCTCCCTACACGGGGCAGGGCACCTACTCACGTGAGTAAGTGCCCTGCCGTTGTTGCTACTTCGCGAAGATGCCCGGACCGGTCGCCGGGGCGACTGCCCCCGCTTCCCGTACGCCGACCAGCGCGATACCGGTCTTCGTCTTCCTTCGGGTCACGCCCCGCTCTTCGAGGGCGTCGTAAAACGCACGGCGTGTCCAACGTTCCCGAGCGGGAAGGTTTTCCGCCTCGCACCAATCGAGGTACGCGTTAAAGGCTTCGTTGCCGTTCATCGACGCCGTGTCGTCGATCTCCAGCACGCCCGGGAAGAACCCGGCGAGCGCGTCGGATGTCTCGCGGTATTCCTTGACGGCCGACTGCACGACGCCCGGGTCGCCGAGCCCGTCGGCGTACCACTCGACCGCCCCGCGAACGGCCCATGCCGCTATGCCTTCGGCTTCGGCAGTCAGCTTCGAGTCGAGGTCGTAGTCGCGTTCGTGTGGCGCGAACCAACGCTGAAACGGAATCATCTTGACCCGTCGCCATAGCCCCTCATCCTGCCCCCGAAACTTCGGCTTATGGTTCGTGGCGAGCATGAGAAGAAAGGTCGGCTTGAACTCGAAGAATTCCTGACGAAGGAACCGGGCGGCGATCATGTCCTTACCCGTAACCCGCTTCAGAACGGCTTCCGACATTGGCTTGCCCGACTCGCCCTCGCTCGCCATGACATAGCGAGAGCCGCGAAGGGCGGCGATATCGTTCGGGATTCCGCCCGACGACTTCTCTTCGAAGGTGGCGAACGGGGTCGTCTTCGATATCGCCCGGAAGACAGCGGTAAGCGTGTCCGTAAACACGCTCTTTCCGTTCGCCCCCTTCCCCCACAACACGGCGAAACACTGCTCTGACGTGTCACCCGTCATGCCGTAGCCGACCAGACGGCGCATGTACGCCGGTAGGTCGGGGAAGCCCGGAAAGATCTCGTCGAGGAACTGTTCCCATCGGGGCGCGACGGCTTCCGGCCTGAAGTCGAGGTCAAGCGCATAGGTCAACATGTCGCGCGGGTCATGCGGGCGAAGTACGCCCCGGCGAAGGTCGACCGTCCCGTTCCGGAAGCTCAACAGGTGCGGGCGAGCGTCGAACTCGCTCGCGTCGACGTGCACGTTCGGCACCGACCGAAGCTCGGTCAGTAGGGCGTCGATACGGGTCGTCATGGTGAACGCGCGTGCCTTCTGAAGGTCGCCCGCCAGAATGAGCGCCGCTCCCATGCGGTGAATCTCTTGACGAACCTTCACGGTCGACCGCTCCCACGTGCAGCCGTTCCACACGAAGAATCCGAGCCCCGGGGCGTACTTAATCCGGTTCCCGGACCATGCGACGAGAGCGTGAGCGTTCATCGCGTCCGACTCGCCGTAACGGCTAATGAGCCCCGACAGGATGCGTGCCGCTTCCTGCCCTTCGCTCGCCTCGACGACGTCGGCACCGGTCCGCTTCGTCAGGTCGGCCGACACGCGCTCAGCCTTCGCCGTCTCGGCGTCACGCACGGGGCGAGCCGTCCTCACGGCACGGTGCAGCGCCGCCGCGAAGCCGGACGGGTCGCGCTTCCGCCAATCGGTCAGGTCGTCACCCGGGAACGGGAGATCGATCACGTATACCTCGACGCCGTGTTCGGCGAGCCCGTCGGCGAGACGGCGAGTGAAGCCCTGCCCGGCCGTGTCGTTGTCACCGCACACGATCACCTGAGAGCCGCGAAGCCCTTCGGCGAGTTCGGCTATCAGCTCAGGGGAACCGGCGAGCGAGGCACCCCGGACGGCGACGGCGTCATACCCGACAGCGACCGCTGTAAGGGCGTCGCCGGGTCCCTCCGTGACGATCGTCGCCGAGTAGCCCCCGTGCCCCCTGAAGACCCCGTAAGGGCTCCAGCGGGCTCCTGAGGGGTTCGCGAGCGACAGCCACCGTGACGGGCAGTCGCCGGACACGTCGCGCCCCTGAAGCCCCCGTGCGACGTCGTCGAAGCCGACCAGCGGCACGGTAAGGCGAGGGAAGCTCAGGAACGCACGAGACACGTACGCGAAGCCGTAGCCGTCGCCGTAGTCGACCCCTAGGCGAAGGTCGGCCGCCGTGTCGAGGTCGAGCCCGAACCGGTCGGCGAGGTACAGGCGAGCCGTTTCCGAGTAATCGTCGGCGAAGTCGCCGAGCATCATCGACGTGTTGTCGATGTACGTCGCTAGAGCGGCGACGTGCCCCCGGTCGACCAGCGTCGGCCGTTCCTTCGGCACGGTGAGCCCCGGTCCGACGGCGTCGAACAAGTCGCGCCATTCGAGCTTCACGGCGGCGATTATGTCCTTCGTCAGACAACCCGAACGGCACGTAATCCGAACCTTGTTGTCGTCGCCCCGCCATATGCGGAGGGACGGCCGACTGTCGGTATGTGCCGGGCAGTGTGCGAGATATCCGCCGTCGGCTTCTTCGGTCACCTGACCGAAGCGGGCGAGCACGTCGCTAAAACGCATGGTGTGAGTTCCCTTCGTCAACACCCTTAGAGCGGAAGGGTTTTCTCACTCGCCCGCCGCGATCCGACGAACGGCGTCGAGTAGACCGGCGAAGTCGTCGACGGTCGTCGAGAAGTACCAGCGTGCCGAGTTGAAGCCCCGGGTCGTAAGCCGAAGCCCGAACATGTCGGCGAAGGCGTACGCGTTCAGACCGAGAGCCATACGAAGCCGGGTGAACGTCCGGACGTCGATGTGCACCCGACCCGACCTGACCCCTAGTCGGCGCGCCTTGTGCGCTACGACGGCGTACGGGAACCCGGCGTTCTTCGCCTCGACCAGCCCCTGACGAAGCCATGTCGGCACGGCCGGATTCTTTACGTCCTTGCACTCGACGACGAACGGCCATGCGTGAAGGTCGCCGACGTCGTAACTACCCTCCTGAGCCTGCCTCTTGACGTTCAGCGGGTCGGCGGGATTCCGGAACTTCGTAAGTCCTGCCGGTAGGTCTTGCCACCCGTCGACGTATAGCCCTAGGGCGTCGTTCAGGTGGTCGCGAACGGCGCTCTCCCATGCCGTGCCGCGAGCCTTATTCGGGTTAGCCACGCCGCACCCCACACATGAGCCAAAGCAACGTAGTGGCGTACACACTGAGAAAGAACCATTTGATCTCAGTCACGGTGCCACCTAACCTCAACGCCGCGCGAGAGAGCCGACGCGAGGGCGTCGAGGTAACGCCCCCAGTCCATACGCCCCTCGACCCCGGGGTCGAGAACGACCGTGTCGCCCCGCCCCATGGTCCGAATGTCGCCGAGAGCCGGACCGGCCTCGACGGATAGCTTCCTGATCACTACACACCCTCCCTGAACACCTACTCACGTGAGTAGGTGGTGAGACGACAAAGGGGCGGACAGCAGCGCTCGCCACTGTCCGCCCCTGCCTTCGTTGCTACTCCTCGACGCCCGCCTGAATCAGTCGGACATGCTCAGCCGATATCCACTCGGCGCGCATGGAACGGCGAGCCGTGAAGCCCGATTCCGTGCCCGTCGGGCGGACCCTCAGCATGGGGCGAAGTCGCCCGCCTTCGAGCCGTGCCGTCACCTTCTCGACGACGGCGTCGGTCATGCGGACCCGGTTCGCCTGTCGGGTCGCATAGGCGACTAGGTCACCCCGGTACAACTCTTCGCCCGCGTAGTCCGTGACGACGCCCCGCTTAGCCACTGATACGCCCCCAAGCCTTCGAGGTCGGCGTGTACGTGCCGCCGAACAGAATGTCGTCGAGGATGGACCGGGCTCCGTCACCGTAGGGGCGGAATTCCAGCCCGCCGACGGAACCCTGACGGCCGAGAAGTGCCTTCTCGTCGCCGCCGTCGATCCGCGCCACCTTCAGCGCGTCATACACGGCGTTGACGTGCTTCCGGGGCGAGTTGAACGGGTCGCCCGCCACCCGACCGAGGACGGCGAACACTACGTTCGCTTCCTCGGTGCTCAGCTTCAGTTCGACGACGTCGCGCCGGATCGTCTCAGTCTTCTTCTGTGCCTCAGCCACGCGTTCTCTCCTAAAGGTCGATGTCGTCGTCGACGCCGAACCGGCGACGGCGTTCGTGAATCAGCGGCTCTCGCGCTTCGGGCGGGAATTCCCACATCGGGCGACGCACTTCGTCATCATCCGAATCGCGGAAGTGCGCCGCCCATATGAGAGCCGCATAAGCCGGGGACGGGAATAGCGGCGACATTCGGTTACTCGGCGATCGCGTCGTTATAGCTGCGGATGTTGTCGAGAACCGGCTTCAGGTAGGACACGAACCGACCCTTCTTCGTCGTGTACTCGACGAGTTCGAGTCGGAGGGTCGCGACGGCTTCGCCGCCGACACGGGCGAGGTCGTTCTCGTACTCGTGCAGCACTTCGGCGAGCGTCCACGAACCCGACTGGAATCGGAACGAACCGAGATCGGGATCGTCGGCGAGCCGGAATGTGATGTTGATCGACGGCGACGGACCGACGTAATCCTTCGCCGCCTGCTTGCGCTCAGCGAAGATAGCTGGGCAACCACACAGCCGACCCGCCTTCTCGTCGGGGCTCAGGAACTCGACGCCGTCGCAGTGATGGACGAGCTTGGACCGGTTCCACAGCTTCATATCCGACCGGATCGCCTTGACGCCGTCGAGGATCACGGGAACGGCGTTCGCGGCCGTCAAGACCTCGATGAAGTTCTCGTTGGGCGAGTCAGTCTCGTCCGGCACTCCGCCGAAGAGTTGCGCGACGGCGTCGGCGACGTGCCGCTCGCCGGTCGTGATGCGCCACTCAGACAGCGACTCAGGCTGATTGTCGACCTGACGGCCGGAATGGAACCGGCCGACCGTGCCGTCGGAGTAGTTCGCCCGGGGCTTCGGTGCGGCGTCGGGGTCGGTCTCGAAGATGCGAAGTGCCATGTTCTCTCCGTTCGTTGGGGAGAAGGGGCGGCGGCGTCGGTGCCTACCGTCCGCCCCTTCTGATTGGCCTAGAGCGTGAGGGTTTTCTCCGCCCTACTTCGCGAGCGCTTCCCACTTCCCGGCGTCGTTGTTGTCGAGCGTCGCCTTATAGACCTGACGCGTTGCGTGGTGGAACACGCACACCCCTTCGGGGTCGGCGAAACCCGGGGCGGCGACCGACCCGAACTCCCGAAGCCCGGCGAGGACGGCGGCGACACGGGCAGTGTCGAACGGTCCCCGATACAGCACGGGCACGGGCTCGACCGCAACGTCGCCGACAGTCGCCTTCACGTCGGCGTGCCGGTCCGTGTTGAAGAGCGAGAAGGCACGGCCGTACATGCCATAGCGGCGCTGAATACCTCGCCCCCACCACTCCCCGAAGTGCAGCCCCGGACCCAAAAGGCAAGCGAGGTCGACGGCATTCGCGTGCACCCACCCGGCGAAACCGTAATTGTCATCGCCGGGACGGATAACGCGCTTGCGCGACTGAGCGGCGACGTGCCACACCCGCTCGCCGTCCCATGCCTCACCCGGCTTCAGCGGGTAGACGTCGAACACGGCGGCGTTGCTCACCTCGACACCCGGCGTGATGTGAATCGCAGCGTTAGTGCCGTCGATCTTCTCCGTAACCGTCATGTCCCGGAAAAGCCGGGGCGTCTTCGGCCATGCCTGAAACTCGACCATGAGTATTCCCTTCAGGAAATTCGGCTACTTCGCGCGGCGCTGAGTGCCGGTCACAATGCGACCGAGCGACTTCGCGAGGGCACGGCCGATAACCGTCTTCGAGGTCTCGCGATCCCAATCGAAGATCTTCCGGAGCGTCAGGAACACATCGAAGACGTCTTCGTCGATACGCACCGGCTTGAACGCCCATTGATCCGGCGTGACGTGAAGGACGGCCGCGCCGTCGAGCGGCGGCATAGGCTCGCTCGACCCGTCCGGAGAGATGATCCGGTCGGCGTACGCGTACGCCGCCATCTGAAGGGCGACGTCGGGATACGTGTCCTTCGAGGTCTTCCAGTCGACCATCAGAAGATGCGGTTCGCCGGACCGGTCCGGGGTCGGCTTCCCGTCGACGTCGAGCCATACGCGAAGGATCGCGTCGAACGATCCGGCGTAGCCGTGTGCGTCGCTCCAGGCGACGTCTTCGGCGCGCACTAGCTCAGGGTTCACGACCCGAAGGAACTCAGCGAAGTGCGCCCGGTACGGCTCTAGGTCAGGGTGAACCCGGCCGACGTACTCGCCGCGCATCATGCGTTCGAAGAGATCGTGTGCGTTCGAGCCGACCTCAGCGCGTACGGCCGTGTACCGGCGCGAGGCACCCTTCAGGTAATCGATCGCCCCCTGTCGGTCGCGCTCAGCCATGCGCGAGACGAAGTCGAATGAGTCGACGGCGAGTTCGGCCGTCATCTTCGCCGACCAGTACTGAAGAAACGGCTTCGGGAGCATGCCGACGACGCTGGTCACGCCGGGTACGCGGATATCGGGTGCGGCCGTGTCGACGTAGAACCGGCTTCCGCCCCGCTTGACTGTCTGAACCTGCCCCATGGCTGCCCTTCGTTCGGTTGTGCTTACGACCGAAGGGGAGCGCAAGGGTTTCTCGGGTGACGGAGGTGACGGTTTGAAGGCTGTTTCAGGTATCGCTAGGAGATCTCTAAGGGATACCTAGAAATGCATATCGAACGTCACCTGCGTCACCCCTACCCGCTGACCGGCTGCACGGCCGTCTGAGGGCATGACGAAGCCCCGGGCGGGCGAGGGGCCCAACCGGGGCTGTACGGCCGCGAGAGCGGCGCTCAGGGGCTTCGGGGGCGCCACTAGAGCGGAACGGTTCCCCCGGGCATGCGAAACGCCCCGACCCTCCGAAGAGAGCCGGGGCGTCCGGTGTGGTGCGGGATTAGATCTCAGAGAGAAGGTTCTTGACCGTGTCCCGGATCGCTTCGAGCTTCGCCCGGGTCGCCTTCTTCTGCTTCTCGTCGAGACCCTCGACGCCCTTCGCGTCGACTTCCTTCGAGAGCTTCTCCATCTTCTTCACGTGGTCGATAAGGATCTCGGTCGGCGTCTTCTCCTTACCGGTCTCGGCCGGACCGGAAGCGGCGGCGAGTTCCTTCTGAGCCTCAGCGACGGCTTCGTTCGCCGGGGCGAGTGCTTCGTTCATCTCATCTTCGGTCATCTCGCCCGCTTCGAGCTTCCGCTCGACTTCGTCCGTAAGCTGACCGAGCTTCGCGGCGGCCGTGTCGAGTTTGTTCTGAGCCTTCTCGACGAGAGCCTTCTTCTCGCGGTTCGCCTTCGCGATCTCGGCACGGGTCTGAAGCGTGATGCCGAAGTGCTTCGCGACCACTTCCGACGCCGACGGCTTCTTACCGTCGACTTCCTTCGCAGCGTCGATCAGCTTCGAGAAGCGCTTCGCTTCTTCCGGCGAGTGATCGAGCGCGCGGAGGTACTCGACCCGAACGTCGACCATGGCGTTCTGTGCCGACTTCTTCACGCTGTCGACGCCCGCCCGGATCACGTCGGCCGCTTCGTCGGTGCCCTCAGCCGGAAGACCCTCGGTCACTCGGGTGTAAACGGCCGTCGAAGCCTTCTTCGACTGGTCGAGGTCTGCCTGAAGGTCGGGAACGCCGTCCTTCGGAATGTTCAGCCGAATGTCGAGAAGCATCCGGGCAATTTCCTTGCCCGCGCCGTACGCCGTCGCCGCAGCCTCGCGCACCTTCGCGGCAGCCTGGTCGACCAGCGGGTTAACGCCCGCGATCTCCGTGAAGTCCTTCGGCAGGGTGGCGACCTCAGTCGACGGCGCCGGAACGGCCGGGGTCGGCGCTTCCTGAACGGTGACAGCGGCCGTCATCTTCTGACGGAGCGGGTTACGTTCGCGCGCCGGAAGCTTCGCGACGAGAGTGTCGGTCTCCTTCTTCAGTTCCTGAGCCCCGTCGACGTTGTCCGCCTCGACCAGTGAAGCCATGCGCTCGATGTTCGCCTCGATCTCTTCACGCAGCTTCGCGTACGTCTCTTCGTTCGCGGTCGCCTTCGTCGTAGCCATTTCGGCTACCCCCTTCGTTTCGGTCGTGCCGTCGGTGTCGATCTCGGTTGCTGCGGTAGGCAGCATAGCAGGCTTGGCAAGGTCGGCGAGCATGACCCGCCAGCAGGCGGCACACGAGGCGTTGTCGGTGTCGTGCACGCCGACGTACCGACTTCCGTCCATCATGAGACGGCCGCAAAGGGTCTCGTCGTTGCCCGTGCTCAGGTGAAGTGCCTTGCCCTTACCGATGAGCGCGAACTTCCGGGTCGCCGGGCGACCCCCGTCGATCCACTCCTGAAGTTCGTTGCGCTCGCTCACCGTGTCCGCCCCTCCGTCGCCGTTTCCTACCTACCGATGGACACCCTAGCACCTACTCACGTGAGCAGGTGGCCAAACGCAGAAAGCCCCCGCCGAAGCGGGGGCTCAGTTGCTAGTCGACTAGGGCGTCGACCCGTTCGTGTAGGGCGTCGAGGGTTCCGGCGTTCGAGACGACGACGTCGGCCGCGTAGTCGGCGAGCGCACGTTCGGACACATGCTGACGGTTCTTCAGTTCTTGGGCCGTGACCGTCTCGGCCGTGTGCATGGGCCGGACGACCCGCACCATGCGGAAGCCTCGCGCTTTCAGGGCTTCGGCTTCGTTCGGGTACCGGACGTCAGAAACGACGACAGGCATATTCCACTTGTCGGCGGCGTCGACTCTGTCGAGCAGCAGGCGAAGCCAAAAGTCAGGGTCGAATTCCCGTATGCCCTCCCCCATTTTCTGAAGGGTCCGGCGAACTTCCGGCATCTGATCCTTCGCGCGCTCCCAGCCTTTCCGCTGAATTGCGTCGCTCAGTCGGACGGGAAGGAATCCCCTAACGCCCGGCTCAGCGCCGATGATCGGGTCGAATGCGAGCGCCGCCTCTTTGAGCGGGTCGGCGAATGCAAGCCGGGTGTAAGCGAACCGGCTTACGAGACGGGCGGCGACCGTGTCCTTTCCGGACCGTGCCGCGCCGATCAGTGCGAGGTGCGGGTATCCCATGCGCTCTCCCTAGGTCGTCTGTCACCCGTATGGAGAGCGCAAGGGTTTTTCGTCACTCTGCGTATGTTCCGCGGAATGCCGGCATGGGGCTTACCGCCCGTGATGTCCGTTTTTCCAGTCGACGGAGAGTTACTAGACGACCGGGGTCGAGGGCGTCACGGCGGACCCGTCGACGACCGGCACGACCGGAGCGACCTCGACGACGGGCTCGACGGCCGGGGCGTCGTCGGCGACGTCGTGAACCTGCATGAAGGGAACGCCGAAGTCTTCGGCGAGAGCCTCGACGTCATGCTCGACCGCCTGAGCGTCGATGCCGTGCCGGGCGAGGTACCCGGAAGCGAAGGTGACGACAGCAGTCACGCCCGCCTCGACGAGACCGCGAACGTCGGGCTGTACCGAAGGCCAGAAGACATGCGGGGCGAGAATGCCGGAAACGACAGTTGTCGCCGCAGCGCCGACAGTGGACGCAATTACCTTGCCAGAGATGGCCATTACTTGTGTTCCTTACTTCTGAGCGAGGGCTTCAATTACAGCGACGACCGACGCGACGGCGGTAACGGGAATCCCGTACTTCCAACGCTCGACCGACCGAAGTCGGTTCTCGTGGTCGTCGAGGGTCTTCGTGTCGTCGTTGCGAGACTGAGCGAGGGACCGAAGGTCGTCGCGCATGCCGACAATCTCGTCGTAGATCTCTCGTGCGGAAATGGTGACGATCCCTAGCTGTTCGTCTGCCACTAGCGCACCTTCGCCTGAAGGGCCTTGACAGCCTTCTCTAGCGCCGTGACGCGCTGAGCGAGGGTAAGCGCCGGGGCAGGGGGGTGGGGGGTTGTCGGCTTCGCCGGGGCAGACGGCTTTACCGGAGCAGACGGCTTCGCCGGGGCAGGTACGCCCGCCCATGCCTTCAGGGCGGCGACGCTCGCGAAGTTGGCGATGTTGCGGTCGATGCCGCCTGCCCATGAGTACTGATGGAACACCCAAGGGTGAACGACGTTCGGGTGTCCGGCCGGGTGGTTAGGGTCGGCGATCCACAGACCGTCTCCCGCGAAGTTCTCGGTGTCGTGGTTGTGCCAGTAATCCGTGTTGCAGTACAGCACGACACGGTGACCCGGGGCGTGCGCCTTCACGTGCTTAATGAAGGCGTCGCGCTCGCCCTGAGAGACGCCGGAAGCTTCCCAATCGAAGGCGAGGACGTCGCCCGGCTTCAGGGTGGCGTGCTTCAGGAAGTACTCAGCCTGAGCGACGCCGTCACCCGGTCGGCCGAAGTGGTAATGCCCGACGACCAGACCGGCCGCGCGAGTGTGCGTCACCTGCCCGGCGTAGCGCGGGTTTGTGTAGGACGTGCCCTCAGTCGCCTTGACGAAGGCGAAGGCGAGCCCCTTAGTCGGGAATGCGACCGGCTGATATGCGGAAACGTCTACGCCGAGAATGGCCATATGGAATCCCCCTTAGTTGAAGGTCGGCGGAGTAACCACCGTGTCGCAGTTGTAGTAAGTGCCGACGCTCTCAGACTTGCTCGCCTGTACGAGAACGGGGCGCATGGCGGCAGGCCACGCAAAATCCCTGAGCGTCTCGACCAGACTTAGCCATGTAGCGTCGTCCATTCCGGCACTGCCGTTAACCGAAGTGGCGAAGATCTGATCTCCGTTAGAGTCCGAGACGTAGAGCGAATAACTAGTGTTGGTGCTCGACTGAGACATGTAAAACCGTCCTTACTGGCCAACCCATAGGCACGAGAGAGACGGGGCGACGTCGCCACTTGTGGCACTTGTGTTGAGGGCGACGCCGGAGTTTTGGAAACCCTGAATTTCCACATAGTCGCCCACAGCTAGCGGGATAAGCGCCGTAGTGCCCAGGGCATTCGAGCCAGTACCGAATCCGCTCATCTTTACGAACGTCCCGTTATAGGCAACGCCGTTTTTCAGCAGTCGGCAGCCACGCGGGCCCGTTGCGTTCGCCACGAAGGCAGCGATGCCGGAAACCATGTACGTACCGGCAACCTGACAGGTATACCGGCTCGTGTTTGTCGACGTGCTGTGTCCGCCGTAGTTGTCGAATTCCTCAGTTTCTAGGTTCAGGGTTACCCATAGGTTGTCCCCGAGCGACTGCGCCACTTCCGAATGTGCGCGGAAAGTCGGCGGCGACATGAGGTAGCCGACGCCGTCGCGAACCTGAGCGTTCCATAGGCTGGCCGTCAGGAAGTTACCGGTCGCCGCCGTGTATGAAGTCGGAGGCTGAAGAGTCACACCGTGTTCCTTGCTCCGTCACCTACTCACGTGAGTAGGTGACGGGATGGTTAGTACGCGAAGAGCGCCGTGTCGAACTTCTCGGCGCTGTCGAGGTATGTCGGGTCAGTGACGCCGGACGGGAGAACTTCGCAGATGAGTTCTCCAGCGCTATGACTGTGTGAGAAACCGGACACGAGAGAGAGTGTCGCCGTCGTCCATCCGGGCGACGTAGCGCCGACGCCGCCGATCATCACCTGTTCAGCGTTCGCCGTACCGACGCCGACGATCAGGAACGTTCCGGCCGGTAGCTGAGCGACCAACGGGTTCACGTTGTCGGCGCTCGCGTTCACAATCATCGTTGGCTGTCCCGACCCGACGGCCGTGTTCAGCGTCGTGTGCCACGGGGCGAACTCACCGTAAGGACTCGCGTCGATCGGGCTGCACTGAAGGGTTACATGCGCTTCGTTATTCGCGTCCATGTCCCACGAGATCTGTTCGACGAAACAGTCGACAGTCACCATGGGGGCACCGAACGGCCGCCGATTGATCCGGACCCGTGTACCTAGCTCCAGCGCGAGCAACGGTGCCCATAGGGCCGTGTTCGCACCCGGGTGCAGTTGGATGCTCTGCACGCGCGTCAGGGGCTGTTTGTAGCGGCTCACAAAGTAGTTCGCCGCATCCTGCGCTTCGGACGCACTCGACGTGTTGATAGAGCGCGTCAGGGTGCGCGTGTAGTAGGCGGCGATACTCGCCGCATCACTCGCCGAGAAGGTGTTACCCGTGGACTCCTGAGTGACAGTCGCGGAGTTCGACAGGTGGGTCGAGTCGAAGTCCAACTGAAGGTCTTCGTAAGGGAGTTCGCCGGGACCGTCGCCGAACGTGAGGGCAGGGGTTAGCGCGTTGTACCGCACCCCTCGCCCCCGGAACGTAATCGTTCCGTCGGCGGCGACGAAGTGCTCGCCGTTCTCGGTCGTCACAACGTTATTCAGCGCCGACACGGCGTCGCTACCGGCAAGATCACTCGCCGGACCCATCGACGTCGTAAGCCCGGTTCCGATGTTGCTCGCACCCGTGTAACCGGCGTACCGAAGAATGCGCGAGTAACGGGCACTACTGCTCTCGCCGCTCGCGCTCGACTTCCACGTCGAGTACAGCTGTCCCATATCGGCTTCCGACAGCAGCGAAGGGAATTCAGTCACGAACGCTAGATCGCCCTTGAAAGCATCCGTCGCCGTCTTCGTGCGAGGGACCCATAGAGCGCCGAGACAGTCGACGGGCGGGTTAGTCATGGACAGACCCGAACCGGTGCTAGTCGACTGAACGCCGTCGAGCGAAGTACGGAAGTGCGTCGCGTCATAGCCGAACGCGAACAGATGCCAATTTCCGTCGGCAACGTTCGCACCGCTCGAAAACGCCAAGCTGAAGTTGTAATCCGTCAGGTTCGCATTCGCGTTTACCCGCAACCAGCCATCACTACCGATAGACACTCGAATATGTCCGTCGAACGTGCCGTCGCCGAAGTCGTCAGTTCGCGTCTCCCAAATGACCAGCGAGTCAGAAGGCAGCGCCGACGCCCGGAAGGCAACCATGCGCGTCCATCCGGCCGGGTTGCCCGGTCCGTTAACGCCGACGGCAGTCAGGTCGAGGACGGTCGCCGGGGTCGGACCGGTGCCATTACCGGGAAGGGGCGGGGCGAAGGTCGCCACGGTGCCCGTAGAGCCCGTGTACGCCCCTGTAGGGCTCGCGGACGTGATGGAGGTACCGGCAGACAGGAAGCCGTTTCCGGTCTTGCTACGGACGGCCGGAAGCGCGCGGAAGTTCCCGGCTTCGTCGACGAACGACGTCGAGCCGACAGCGTCGTCGAGCGGATAGCAGAATCGCGGCGAGTGCGAGTCGATCTCTTCCTGAAACACTTCCTTGAGCTGTACCTGAGACAGCAGCGCGAAGGCGTCGACAGCCGTCGGCATTACTTCTTCGTACGTGCCGTCGTTCGCCCATTGGGTCGGCCAACGCTCCGTGAAGCCGGTGAACATCGGATACCACGTACCCGGGGTGACCCATGCGGACGGCGTCGCGGCATTCTCCAATTGCCATGCGTCGCCCTGCACTTGACAGAGTGACGCTGCGGCCGTGTCGACCATGACGCCGACGGCGAAGCCCCCAGCATTCGCGGGCACGGTCGCCGAGACGGAAATCTGAGTCCATGCGGCCGACGCCGACCCGGCGAGTGTGGCAATGCTTCCGTACGTGTAGTTACCGCTTGCGTTCGGCGTAGGGCCGTACCACGCGATATACGCCTTCAGT